TTTTTTCTCAAATGTAAGCACCTGAAGAGAGTCACTGACACAACAACACCAGCTGCTGATAATGGTGCGGGAAGATCTGAGGCTCAACCAGGCCTCTATGAGACTGTTGATGATGACACAGGATCAGACATTGGCATCATCATGGATGATGAGGTGCTAGCTTTGAGAGAAACTAGGACATTCCTACGAAAGCTGATTATGGTTGCGACTATGTCTGATGAAATCAAAAGCTGCCTACAGTTTATACTGGGAATGGGAGACCACTACGACATGGGGGGTTCCCCTGTGCCATCAGGAAAAGTGGCCAACCCTGTCAGGGATGTGCAAGGATCACTACCTGACATGATTACCAGAGACAGCACTCCATCTGTGGTGGACGAGAAGCTAGGGTCAGCTGGGGACAGCAGACGACTGAGCAGCAGTGGTAGGAAAAGTCCCACACAATCGGGCTCACATTCCCAAGATGCTGAGCAGGATGATGTGGGAGAGGACAAAGAGGGGAAGGAGTTCATGATGAGGAAGTTCTGGGAAAGTCAGATCAAGAGTCAAAGAGGGCAAGGAGTAGACAGTGTGCGACACCAAATCCACAGCTATGATGACCTGAACCCCAATCGCAAAAGAGTGCATGTGGGAGTTAGGAGCTCCAAATCAGAAGAACCTTCAAGTAGAGGGCTGGGATCTAGAGTCGACCCTCCATCAAAGATAAGCGAACTTCTTGCAGCGTGCACACTGATGCCGCAGGATGACTGGAGGGGGCTGGGTGCCATGTTGATGAATGTGCTAGTTGATGACCTCCTGGACTCCATGGGTCTGTCCTGTGATTTGCCTTCTGTCTATTCCAGTAGTGACTTTCCTGATGTCAGACCAGACACCCTCATCAGCTTCTGCCAGAACATGAGGGATGCAACAGTGGTCCTGAGGCCTATGTGGTCCCTGACCTCACAAGGAGCGACAGATGAACTGGTGAAGAGGAACGGCAAGAATGCAAAGGACACTCACAAGGTGGGCCGGCATGTCAACATCACTGAAGAATGTGATGAATTCATATCCTCATTCCTGCTGAAACTTGAATCGAGCAGCGACCGTGTTGACACCACCCTGCCTACCAGCTTGTTATCTGATGAGGTAAGGGCACATCTAATGGCAGATGCAAATAGCCCTCTGTACAATGAGGCTCAGTCATTTTTAGACAACTTCCTCAGCATTTCAAAGCAGAAATGTGGATTCTGGTATGGAGTGTTAGCTCATGAGGTGGGGAGTTTTGCTGTGGATATGCTGAGCAAGACTGCTGTGTCAGGGACATTGTTCTGCTACCATTTCCAGTGCTTCCCAGCATACTTAGTAATGTCTATGCCTGCAGGTGCAGACACAAATGACCGAGCTTTCCCCTGTGCAATTATCAGATCTGATGGTTCAACATTCACTCAGAGCACAAGCTGCAAGAGGGTGGCGTCGATGAGCCCCATTTCACACAGGTTCTTCATGACAAAGACCTTGGCGATTCAGTATGAATCAGGGTTGGGAATGACACTACAGTATGGTCTCCAGATTGCCCAGTTTGAGCATCTCACCGGGCAGCACCTTGAGACCATGTGTGGAAAAAACATGTCAATTATGATGCTCATGTCATTGTCAAATTCTAAGAACCTGAATGTATCAACTGAGATCTACAGGTATATCTTCATGAACTTGACCGGTGATTGCATGTACCCAAGGAGGCTTGCAGCGAAGGCAATCAGTGTGAGCAGAAGCAGCTTTGAGTCATATGTCAATCGGTTGATCAAGAAGGCCGTGAGAAAGATTTTCCCATGCAGAGACACGCTGACAAGAGAAGTCTTTTCTCGATTGAGGCAATCCCCAGTCTCAGTAGTGGGTGCTGCACTCAGGCTTCCCTCAGTATATTTCAAGATGACATTCACCAGTTTCTTCTCTGTGCTGGCTGAGATGTACTGGTTCCACAACTATGAGAAGAACTCCAGCCCTAGCAAAGATGCCATTTTTGAAGTGCTGGTAAAGGATCTGTCAATCACTATGAAGTTCAACAAGATTTATGAGTCAGAGAGCTGGTTCATAGCAAGAGGATATCCTGTCAACCCAGACATAATGAGAGTTCATGTCATCTCTAATGGAATCCCAGATGCTTACAAAGAGGACTACAAATTGGGAATCAACAGGTGTATCATGGAGACAAAAAACTCAACAGGGGGGTTGGTTCATCACATGATTGCTCAAGCCAAGAGGGTCAGGCTAATGATACCAGTGAATAAATGGGATTCATGGCACAATAGAGTTGACATAACAGAAACAATTTCTGTCAAAACGCAGAACACCTCAATAGTCAGTGCTGTTAAACGAAACTTTGACTTTGCAACGAGCCGTCAAGAGCTGAGAAAGGTTCAGATCTTTAAACTGCTAACGCGGCTGTATGGGAAGAACAAGAAAGTGAACATTACACAAGAAAAGAGGAAACTAAGGTCCGCAAGGCTTATCAGAAATGATGAGGAGGAGGAAATAATGGATTGTTTCATGAAAGATATTGCGACACCATCGGTGAACCTCATCACATCATTCCTAAGCATGAATGTGGATGACCCGAGTTTCAAAGGAATCCACAAGTCTAGCATGTTGCATAGGGGACTATACAATGTGGTGAGAAGGGTTCAGGTCGCTCTGTCTATGGCATATGTATTTTATGGAGCAGAGAACAATCTGGAGGATGTGAAGGGCTTCTCTTCAGATCTCAGCAGCACAATGCATTTCTTCTACACTCTATCGAGAAGGAATGGCTGCAAACTACTACAGACAAGGGGGGAGTCCAACCTTCAGTCTTCCGTCAAACCAGTTAGCAGCAAGAAAGTTCCTGAAGCCCTGAGGACACTGGTGTCTGAGAAGAATCTGTATGACACAGATCCATCAGTAGCATTGGGGAAGGTTAAACAGACTGAAACTCAGATGAGGAGAATGATAATCTCAATGCTGGCCACCTCCCTGCAGTCCATGTCCAAGTTGGTTGGTTGGGCAGTTGTGGACAAGATCCTGGTGGACTTCGGGCTGGAAGCAACACTGGAGGTCAAGGGTATGGAGGAGAAAATGATGAGCAAGTGGGGAGATTTCATAAGGCAGATCTTCAATCTTGAGAAGGCTTTCATAAACGGGCTAAATGTTCTGGAGAAGGTGTCTTCTGGGTCTGCTGAGAACTTTGATGAACTTCAGAAAGGCACATCGAAGGCTTTCCACAATGCGTGTTCTGAGGTGTCCTGGCCAATGGTCACAATTATAATGACAATAATGCAAATGATCCTGTTGAGTGCCAAGGATGAACAGGGGTCAAGGAAGTTGAAAAGGGATGAACAGAGTCAAATCAACTATGGTATGGCCACCCAGATAATGAGGTCGATTTTTGGGATGAACTACAGCCTCGATAGCCCAATAGCTATCCTCACTGTTTTCAAAGTCCACATACTGGAAGGTGAATCAATCACAAACATGTTCCTGACCAGGGGAATGCCTGGCTATTCTTCAAGTCTGGAAGAGGTGAGGGAATCGCTAATCTATGTCACCATTTTTATGAATGGTCAAGCACAGCTTGACTCAATAATGCAAGAGATGCTGAGGATGGCAATTCTCCCGGAATCACGCATTGTTGGTGTTGAGAGGAAATTTGTCTCCATATTGCCAAAGACCACTCGGGATAAGGTGACAACTTTAATGACAGATGAGATCCTCAGGCAGAGCATACAACCCTCTCAAACACAAACATCAATTCAAACTCTGATGACACAATATATCCTCAAACATAAGTTCCCATTCTATGCACTAGCAAAGAAGAACCAGCTTCACGGTCCTAGGGAACTCACGATCATGGAGTGGGACACCAGATGCATTGTGATAGGCTTAGAGCTTGTGGCCAGGGGGCTGTCGAAGTCAGTTTTCAATCGGAAGCATAACATTCCGGTTGGGGAGACCATGGCAAACCCTGAGCAAAAGTACTATGTTCTGCATGACATCATGTCCTCGATGAAGACAATGATGGAATCTAAGAATAAGACGTGGGTCAACCTAAACACTGACTGCTCAAAATGGGGCCCAAAAACAAGCCTGTTCCACATGGCTGCAGTCATTAGTGTTTTCCATGAGGAACTATCAGAGCTGTCCTGGGTGTGTGTTTTGGGCTTCTTATCCATCATGCACAAGGATGTGGAGATCCCAACCGAGTTTGTAAAGCAAGTGTTGAATGGTGTTGAAGAGACATTGTATCCTGAGCTCAATCACTGTATTAGTAGGGTCAAGGAGGGGAAGCTATATACAGAGATGATGATTGGCATGAGGCAGGGGCTAAATGGGTTCATGTCCTCAATTTTGAAGGTTGTGGGGGAGATGAATTACAAAAGAGTGATGACCCAAGTTTCACTGAGAGAGAAGGCAGAACTTTGTCAGTTCATATCTGCAGCAGGATCAGATGATGGAATAGATCATGTTGCATTTGAGTTTGGGAGTGAGGCTGAGGAGAGGGAGAGAGGGGAGCTACTAAGGCAGCTGTCAGTCTCAATGTGGATACAATGCATGGCATGTTTCAACATGCAGTGCTCCGACAAAAGCTCATTCACCATAGCCCACATTGAATATTACTCCAATTTCGCTCCCGGTTGCTGGACACAGGTTCAGTACAAATTCCTTGCCCCACAATGTCAGCTATCCAAAATTGAGGACTTGGAAGGGCTAACATCTCAGGTTCTTTCAGTCTGTAGATCTGCAAAGGATGTTGGAGCGCCGCTGACAAACACAATCCTTTTGTCGTGGATCCTTTATTCAAAGTATGGGTCCATGGCAAAGGTTTTGATCTCCAACAAGGGTCAGATGGGTCGGAACAGGTTTTCTCCAGAGCAGCTGAGGCTTCCTGCTTGCTTTGGTGGGATGATTTCTGCAACAAACAGGAACCTCATCAGCCTGACCTTTAAAGACCTGGAGATCCTCAGATTTAAAACTCTGTTGGAAGAACCTCCCTCAAACCAACAATACACATTCTCAAAAAACATAGAGGACAGTGGCAGATCCCTTGGGCTATCACTACAGGAATTGACAGAGATGCTGTCTGACAGAACAAGGGTCCTTAATTTTTTGAACACTGATGAGATAACTAAGAGGGTCTCTCTATACAAGGGTGACACATCAGTGCCATCACCTTTTCATCTTCAGCACAGCAGAATTTTAACGGAAGAGGAGTCATCGATAATTGACAGGATCAGGGCGCTCAAAGAGGCACTTCCTAAGGCTGATACATTGGTTCAGGTGATGAGAAACAGTCTGACGTCGCATGAGCGACCACACAAGGTGACAGATGACATGAGGAGGTTGTACAGAATCCTGTCTTCGGAAGGAATGGTCTCTGCACTATCAATGAGTGCTGACACCTTCACATACATTAAAAAGTTCAAGAGTTTGTATCAGTCTGCATACTTCCAGAGCTCAGCAGAAAAGGTGATTGCAGATCCTGGTCAGCACAATGAGGTGGGGCAGAATTTCAGCTCAACTGAACCTGTTTTTGGAGCAAAGAGACAGACGTTCATGAACCATGTCCTTGGGCGATTGATGAGCGGGTCAGGCACTCAAAACATGGTCCCATTCTTGGAGAGGGCAGGCCAGACGGAGCGATCAATCCCAAGTCTTGATAAAACACTAAAAGATCTAGAATCATGCATCATATTATCCTCCAGAGACACAGAGACAGACAGGATGTATCTCCACAAAGTGGACATGGAGGATTCAGGTTCACACCTCCACTCACGTGCACACCATATCATGGCATTTTTGCTGAGCCCTGAGGTAGAGTTTGACACAGCAGACTACCCCTCATGTTCCAATGTCACATCACTCATATCAGAAGCAGATGCTGTTCGACTGCATGTGATGTCTGAGGTGAATGAGTTAAAGGACCTATCAAACACAGTCAAGACAGAGGTTTCTGAGGCGAGGTGTAAGCTGCTGTTAGATTCCGCCATCATGATTCTCGAGAAAAGACTGGCACCACCAATATCCATATTTGCTCCTTGTTTCCCCAATGAAACACAACAAACCGTTGTTGAGTCGATTTATACAGATGGGTGCATACTGGGGAAACACATAACAATCAGCTCTGGGATCAACCCTGATCATCTAACAATGGTGCCTGATGTTGATCTTGTGCAGGAGGTTTTCTCCCTTTGCTTCAGAGTTCTTGGCCAGAACGCCACCACGTTCCTCAGGTCAATTCGGAACAAGACAGTGAAGGACTCAAGGGGGGGTGTGACGACCATTGAGGGTATCTTGTCAAGATCACGGGATGCAACAACAAAACTCACCTCTATGATTTTCAAAAGAATCCAGAGTATGCTGATGATCATAGGGAATGAAGAAGCCCTGGCAGAGGTCAAAAGATGGCTGAAACTGAATTGTTCTGAATACTCAACCAGCAGCTCGGGAGAATCCGTGAAACACCAGTTCAGAATGGGGCTCACAAAGAACATCATCATTGAGGTGTCAGATGGGTCATCAATGATTATAGCGGAGGACATGTCGCCTGAAGAATGTGAGCTGGGGATAAACTGTGTAATATGGAAGACCCAGCAGCGGAACAGCCCACTTCCGGGATGGCTTAAGAGAGCCCATGATTCAGGAAAATTGGGGGGAGCTGTTCGATTCCGTTGGTTTGTCGTAGAAAATGAGGGCTGGTTCAAAGTTACAAGGCAGGAGCCAAGGAATGTCAATGAGGTGATGAATGTGATCCTCATCTGCAAGGGGACATCCACGCTATTCCATCATGACAACAACCTATTAGTCACAGCTTCAGAAGTGGACTACAATAGCATATGCATCAAGAGCACCGTGAGTTGCATATCAGTTCAGGCAAGCATAGCTGTTCCAGGCTGGACGGACAACCAATTCTACAATTTTGAGGATAGGATGTTGGAACTCTGCATTGCAGTTCAAGAAATAGGAGGCCTGAACATGGCTCTCAATCAGAAGCTGAGGAATGAGCTGAAGAGTTTCAGAAGAGTTGGAATAAAGCAAGTCACCTTCTGCAACCTTGTTTCACCATTTAGGTTCTCCAGGGAGGCAGTGAGGGTTTATGAAACTCTAACCACAGACATGATCCCATCCCTCATACCATTACGACAAGAAGGGGAGGATGTGGTTGCTTCTCCAGGAGTGGGGGGCACAGAGGTCCTTGACTCGATCAATGAGAAGATTTGGGAGAAAATGGAACATGACTCGAGGATGAAGCCCAATGAGAGTGTGTCTCAATATGTGAGAAGGTTCACCAGCACCACAGAGCAAGAGGATGATGGGACATGGGAGCCTGATGATCTGGCAAGGGGCTTCAGATTGGTTGAGAAGAAGCATCAGGTCAAGTACGCACCAGTCACACAGGCAGACCTTGAAACATCTCTGTCGGCCAACTACGACAATCTGAAAGGCCAGATGAACCCAGGGTTGATTGATGACTGGACTGTGGTGTGTGCTCACTATAGCAACATCTCCAATGCAGTGGTGACTGGTTACAAGGTTGACGATCTTGACCAGGCTGAAATCATGCTCACCAACACAATAAAGAAGCTTCAGGCAGGGTTTTCCACATGGGGATCATTCTGTGCATCAGGAGGTTTCTCCAAGTCTGCAGCTGAGGGCACATATGCTCAGTACTGTTTTGAAAAGGAGTGCACTGACTTGGGCATGAATGTAATGTGGTTCTCACAGATCTTTTGTGTTGATACAATACATAGTCTGGCGACCAGGAGCAGAAAAGAGGCAACTAATCCTTCAGACAAAGAGGCTGCCACAAAGGCAGACAAGCTTAAGGTGCAGTTCGTTGAGAGGAAAAGCCTGAATCCAGTGATCAGGTTCATCATGACTGGGAATGACACGGTGCTCAAAACATGGCTATCCATGAAGAGAACAGAGATGAACATGAACAAAACTGTCAAGAGGAGGCTGAGATTCAGTGATTCAGGTTCATCAGGGGGGACTGGAAGACTAGATGTCAGGATAGAGGATGTTGCACAAGAAGACCAATCTCAAACGGTTGGAGACCTTGTAGACCTTGATAAAATAACGATGCTGGCAAGCTTCGCTAGCTTGCAGATGGGCCTTGAAGATATTGAGGATGAGGTAGAGGGGATCCCACACTTGGAGTTCCTGTACAAGAAATTACAGGAAGGGATGTCAGTGAGGGAACTACTATTAGAACCAATGCCATCAAGAAGGTCATCTCTGACATCAAACTCGAGCACAACTGCATCAGAGGCCCAAGATGAAACAGAGTCGGTGAGAGCATCTCAGCTAGAAAGCTTTGCACCAGGTGATGACATAGCATCCTCAGTGGTAGATCTGGGAAGTGCCGCTTTGGATGACTCTCTTTATTTAGAGTACCTGAAAGTTCAGCCCAAAATGGAAAGCCTAATGATCAAATTCTTCAGGAACTCAGTGTCAGCACCATTGGGAGCCCCACACAATGGGATCCAAGAGCTCAAATTTGATTGCAATGTACAATTTGATACCAGCACTGCTGATGAGGACAACCCGCATGGTGTTTACATCGAGTATCACTCAGTTCATATGCTAGTGGGTCCAGTGGTGGCACACATCAATCTTGTCACAGAGGTCAAAAGGCTAGGGAAGAACAACTGGGAAAGTAGGATGGTGAGCCATCAGTCTGGCAAGTACATTGAGTTCAGGTCTAGCAGTCAATCTGTGATTGATAGTGTCCTACACTCACCATTCATCTCCTCGAAGCTCCTGTAACTTTGCAGCGGAGCCCTTTGGTCTGTAGCCTCACTCATTGGCTCCTGGACCATGGGTAGCACACCTTTGTAAATATTGCTTT